CTCGTCTATACCGGCAACCCGGCCGTAACCGCGGCAGGAAGCGTGGCAGCCGGAGCGACCACCATCGCCATCACCCCGGCGTCCAACACCTACACCGTAGCCAACGGCACATCCGCTGCCGCAGCCATCGCCACCGTGTCCGGACTCAGCAAGGGCGACAAGGGACGCTACATCACGCTCATCGGAGCAGGAACCGACAAACCCGCCACCATTGCCGATGGCTCTACCTTCATTCTCGAAGACGGTGCCACATGGACAGCCAAGACAGGCGCGTCTATCACGTTCCGTGTATTCGATACCACGACCCTCGTCGAAGTGTCGAGAACCGAAGCATAACCATCGGGTGTTGGGTGTAAGATGACAGGTGCTGATAAAACAGCATAGGCCACCATCACCCAACACCCATCACCTTTATATTATGTATAGTGCAAAAGAAAAACTATATCACTTCCGCCAGCTCGCCAATCCGCTGGCAGCCGAGGCCGACCTTAGCTTGCTGCACGGTAAGAATCCGCAGAGTACGGACTTCACGCGCTTCGACCTCGCACCAAGGAAGAATGCCGAGGATATTCTGTTCGCTCTGCTCGATGTAGCCGACCACGACGACATCGTGCGCAACCGGCGTGAATTCTTCTCGCAGCAGCCGGCAGACAATGAACCTCCAACGAATCCCGACGGCAATCCCGTTGTTGACGGTGAGGGCAGCGAGAACCCAACGAATCCCGACGGCAACCCCGTTGTTGACGGTGAGGGCAGCGAGAACCCAACGATTCCCGACGGCAACCCCGTTGTTGACGGTGAGGGCAGCGAGAACCCAACGAATCCCGACGGCAATCCCGTTGTCGACGGTGAGGGCAGCGAGAACCCGACAGACCCCAAAGGCACCCCTGTTGAAAGCTCTGTGGATAACTCTACAGAAGAAGGAGGAGGAGAGGATAAGTCGCCGAAAAAACCAGTCACTCCAAAAAAAAAGAAGAAGAGTACCCGCAAATAGACTGGACCAATCTTGACGATGCAGATGTGCAGATGGCCACCGTCATCTACAACGACCGCATCAACACATGGCGAAAGATGAAGCAGCTCGACGAACTGCTGGAGACAAAGCCCACCGCACAGGCCGTAGCCGAAATGGCAGAACTGCGCATCCGCAATCTTCAGGCATTCGCCGAGCTGCAGTCGTTCAACGACACGGGAAAGTTTCTCTGCCGCCACCCCATTCTCTACGGACGCTCCGAGATAGCCGGGCTCATCAAACTCCTCAAGGCTGACCCCGCCGAGTTCCTGCGCCGGCATAAGAACGTGCTTGATAATATCAAACGTTACAAGTCATATCTCAAGCGCAGTGACCGCAAGGGCCACAGACTGCAAGATAAACAGAACCTCGAACGCCACCAAGAGCGTGAACGCCTCTTCAAGATGGTGCTTGAACAAAACAGCAAATAATGGAAAATTCAATAAAAGTATTTAATTTGGGCAATCTCCCTACCGCCCCGCTGGATTCTTTTAATGAGCTTCAGGAAGACTTTAAAATATCGGATCCTGACAAACTGTCGAAACTGCAAATGCTTATCATAACCCGTGGTTTCAAGTATTCATTCAAAGTGTGGAAAGACCCTGATGGCAAACTGTGGATCATAGATGCCCATCAGCGCAGAAAAGCACTCCTCGGACTTCGCTCCTATGGATTCAATATTCCTGAAATCCCATACGAGGAAATACAAGCCTCCAACAAGCGTGAGGCAGTAGAGGAAATTGCAGCATACAACTCGGAGTTCGCACAGAAGAACCCCGATACGCTTCTCTTTGCCAAATATGACATCAAGGTTGATGATCTGTCCAAATTCAATCTTGGTTATGAAGTCAAGCAGACGGATTTCTCCATCGCCGGAGATAAGCTGTTCGCAAGAGAAAGTGAGACGGCGGACATTCAGGAGGATGCGGCGGACTTTACTTCGGAAGAGGAAAACCATTCAGGTTTTGTCCGCGCCGGCGATATTTTCCGTCTTGGAAACAACCGGTTGATGTGCGGGGATTGCCGTTCCAAACAAGATGTGGTTGCCTTGATGGACGGTCGTGTGGCAGATATGATTCTTACTGACCCTCCATACAATGTCAACTACGAAGGTGGTGGAGAGGCAAAGCTGACCATCCAAAACGATTCTATGGAGAATGACCTGTTCTTGAGATTTCTCAAGTCCGTCTTCGATGTGATGTTTTCCGTTGTCAAACCGGGAGGTTCTTTCTACGTGTTCCATGCGGATTCCGAAGGAGAGAACTTCCGCAGGGCAATCCGTGAGTCTGGCTTCAAGATTGCCCAATGCTGCATTTGGGTGAAAGATACGCTCGTAATGGGCAGACAGGATTACCAATGGCAGCATGAACCTTGCCTTTATGGATGGAAGCCTGGAGCCGCACACTATTGGAATGCGGACAGGAAGCAGACTACCGTGTGGAATTTTGACAAGCCCAAGGCCAATCGCATTCATCCTACCATGAAGCCAATAGCCCTGATGGCCTATCCGATAACCAACAGTACAAAGAATGGTGATGTCGTTGTGGACTTGTTCTCAGGCTCCGGTTCTACCATCATGGCATGCCAACAGACCGACCGCATTGGCTATGGCATGGAGATAGACCCGAAGTATGTAGCAGCTACGGTACGCAGATTTATGGCAATGTTTCCACAACAGCCTGTACTGCTGGAAAGGAACGGCAACGTCCTTCCTGCTGCTGAAACCAAAAAGATTATCCTATGTCAGAATTAGTCAAGGAAGAATTGTCAGGCGAGTATGTAAACCAGGTACGAACATTCGGGGCGTTAAGCTATACCCCCGAGCGTATTTGCCAACTGCTCGGGCTGAGAAAAGCCAAACGCATAGCCCTGTTATACCGCATAGGCATTCCCGGCGATGTCTACTGCGAGGCATATCACCAAGGGCGTGCACTTGGTGAGTATAATATTGACGCAGAACTTGCCAAGAAGGCGGAGAAAGGAGAGAACGATTCCATTACCCTGCTTGAGGAACGCAAGAATGAGCGCGCCGAGAAAGACCTGCGTATGAAATTGTTTGGAATATGAAAAGTGAAATCGAGAAGTTGGACTCCATCCATCCTGACCTCATATCCACATTCCTGACGAATGGGGACTGTGAGGGCATTCCCCAGGACATCAAACTGTTCTTGCAACAGTTGCAGTGGTCTGCAGAGATTTTCGAATACGAGCGCAATATTACAAGGGCTGCCAAAAAACTGAGGCTGCGTATCAATGCGGAGCAGCATATCAAAATAGAAGAGCGTACTTGCATGGCGAGGATTTATCAGGCAATCAACTATTTCCAAGTTGACTGCAATGTCCCCATCAAGGTTTGGGAGAGCAATTTTGCCAACAAGTATGAGGATCTTGCCAAACTATGTGCTCTCAACCGCGACTATAAAGGAATGAAAGCCTGTTATGACGCAGCGTTGGAATGCCGTCGTCGTTCTTCGGAAATAGCGGAAGCGGACAGGGACTTGGGAGTTCTCTTCTTGATTTCTCCTGAGTTGACACCAGAGCAGCTCGGCTTCTCGAAGAAAAACCTCAAGGAGATTGCCGCCAAGCACAACCAAGGTTTCTATGTTACACTCATCGACTCGCTGCCCATCGAGACGAAGGAGAAAAGGCGTCTGTTGCGGGATGCGGACATACAAGAAGCTGAAATAGTGGAGGAGATACCAAATGACTGACAACCGACAGAATGAAAACAGCGTACCCGACTTCGAGCACTACTATATGAACCATGTGCAGCTGCTGGCGAACATCATCGACCCCAACATGCTCTATGCCGAATGGGCGCGTGCCACGGGCAAGACGGAGGGCGTGATCGTGCCGCGGCTCATCCGTGTCGTGAACGACATGCCGGGCGAACTGTCGTTCCTGGTCCACAAGACATACGTCGCCCTGATGACCAACGTATGGCCGAACATCCAGGCTTCGTTCTCACGCCCCGTCATCGTGAACGGCAAGCAGCGTGCAATGTTGGAGTACGGTATCGACTATGTGGTGGGCGAGGCGAAACTGCCCTCCCACTTCCGCCGACCGCGCTATCCCATTGCCTATGCCAAGCACTCGGTTATCTTCCGCAACGGGGCGCACCTGCAACTCGTGTCGTCCGACCAGCCCGAGAGTGTGGCAGGCCGCAATGCCGTACATGCCTTTGTGGAGGAGATGAAACACAATAGCGGCGAGAAACTCAAATCGCGCCTGTTTCCTTCGCTGCGTGGCGGTTCGGCAGACATCCGGCGGTCGGCCTACTATGAGGGCGTGACGGGCGTGAGCGACACCGCCCGGGTGGATTTGGGCGAAGACGACTGGTTTGAGGAGTACGAGAACAAGATGGACCGCCGGCTCATCGACGAGATAGCCTCCGTGTCGCTCGCCATCAACCAGTCGCTCTACCGCCAGTTCACGCTCCAACGTGAACTGCGCGAGACCAAGAACCCCATCACGATGGAGAAGATACGTCTGGAGAACGAGCGGCTCAACGCTTTTGTCGCCCGGTGGAAGCCGCGCCTTGCCGACATGCGCCGTAATGCCATCTACTATATCCGTGCATCTTCGTTCTGCAACAAGGACATTCTCGGTCCCAAGTTCTTCAAGACCCAGCTCGACACGCTCGACATGGACGAGTTCCTGACCGCCATCTGCGCCATACGCCACAAGGAGGTGACCAACAAGTTCTTCACCACCTACGACCACGAGCGGCACCAGTTCAAGGACAGTTACATCTACGACCAGATTCTGAAGCTGAACCTCAAGGACCATTTCACGCTCACGGCACGCTATCTGCGCCACTACGATAAACGGGAACCACTCTATATAGGCTACGACCCGGGCAACTTCCAGTCACTCATCGTCGGACAGAAGAAGGAGTACGGCCGCCGCTTCGACATCATCAAGGAGTTTTGGGCATATATCCCCGACGACCAGCAGAACCTTGCGCAGCAGGTGTTCTCCTTCTTCGGTACCGATGCCGTGAACAAGGTTATACACCTCTATCCCGACCGTGCCGGCAACAAGACCAAGGAGGAACTCGAACAGATAACCACCGACTCGCTGACGATGAAGGCAGCCTTGGAAAGTTACGGCTTTTCGGTGTTCCTCTACAACGACGGTGCACCCACCATCTACCACTGGCAGCAGTTCCGGCTCTGCCAGTTACTCTTTGCCGAGAAACTTCCGCAGTTGCCAAAGGTGCGCGTAGATGAGAACGAGTGTCCCAATCTTTGCAGTGCCATCCTCGTTAGTCCGTTGAAGAAAACCAACGGCAGGATAGAACTGGATAAGTCGAGCGAGAAGAAGGAAGAGCTGAAGCGCCGCCCCGGACTGACCACGCAGCTCCCGAGTGCAATGATTTACCTTCTGTACGGTCTTTATTCGGACATCATCAAGAAAGAATTGAGTTCTTTGCCCGATGATTTGCCCGAAAACATCACGATATAACACCCAATAATGTCCAATATTTGATATAAAAAATGTCCAAAACAGGGCAATAATGGCGGCTATTTACATTGGTCAAAAACTCATTTGGCTGAAAATCAGCGGTTTGCGTTTCTAAAAGCAAAAATCAAAATGGCCAAATGACGGAAACCACCACGCACCGCTGATTTTTGATAATGAGGTGCAGTCCTTCAAAAGGGTGGAAATATGACGGCCGGCCCACGTTCCGTCCTTTGCACACATAGGAGAATTGCGTAATTTCGCAAGTGATGAAGAAGGCAATCGAAATGGACGGCATTCATGCGATGCAATGGGCAAGGGAGATAAGCAAGCTGCCGAAAGGTGACTTCACGCTGTGCTTCTTCCCCTATTCGAGGTCGCAGGGCATGGCTGGTGAGAGCATGGTGGTCAAGGAGCACTGCAGGTATCGCACGCAGCTGCCACAGGACAGGTTCGCCGTTGACTCGGAGAACTACTTTCTCTTTGAAGACGGCGATGGTGAGCCAAGGATGTGCTACCGCATACTCATCAGGTATATGGGCTTTCCGCAAGACGGATATAAACTACACAAGATAAATTGGTTATGAACGACAGTATAGAACTTTACGGCAATGCCGGCAACTATATCCTGGACGGTAACGTGTTCTCCTTTCAGATAGGGGAAGGGCAGCAGGTATTTGGCATGCCAGGACTGCTCGTACCGACGGGTAGACAACTCTATCTGCATGAACACCAGTGGCTCAGTGTCAATGGCTATCAGATATGTGCCCGTGGCTTGAACAACGCCCTCTGTGATGAAGTGACGATGGAAATCAAGCAGAACCGGCTGCTGCCGCGCCTGTACAGCAAGGAGATAAAGATGCTCTATGGCCATGGCCCCTGTGCGTATGTGCAGACAGTGGAGGGTGGTAAGATGAAGCGTGAATATACGTCCCTTCCCGAGTGGGATGACTGGCTGAACACTTGGCAGGAACGGGGCATGGAATGCACGGCACAGGAGTTCGCCAAGACCAACATCAAGAACTTCTATTACTTCGGCGACTTTTTCTGCAAGTGGAGGTTTGCCCGCGGCAAGCGGTTGGGCATGATGCCCGTTGCCGGACTGGAGCCGCTGGAGAATAAACACTGCCGGCTTGCCACCACACGTCAGGATGTAGCATACGAGCAGATTGGCTATGGAGACTTTCACCACATCGCTGTGGGCAGGTGGACCTACGGGCTGGGCAATTATAAGGTTTATCCGAAGTTCGCCCTGTCTGAGGTGGACAACTACCTCTATGCTGCAGTATCGCACCACAGGGAGAAATCGGTCGATGAGTTCTACGGCGTGAACGAGACCCATCAGGGCGCGCGCCCCTATATTCAGGGCAGCAACAAGACCGCGACTTATATCAACTCTTTCCTGCGCAATTCGCTCGCGGCCAAGATTCACATCATCATTCCCAACGCATGGGTGAGCAGTAAGCGCACCCAGCTCATCAAGCTATGCGAGGAGAACAAACTGCTCAAATCCAAGGATAAAGTCTTGGTTAAATACAACGGCATCGAAATTGGCACGGAATACCGCGAATCGTTGCTCGTGGAGTATATGCGATTGGAATTGCGCAAGATAGGCGACTATCTCAGCGGAGCGGACAATCAGGGCAAGGCCTATTCATCCATCTCGTTCATGGACTCGTCCGGCAACGAGCAGCAGTGGAAAATAGAGACCATCGACCTCAAGTACAAGGAATATATCGAAGCACTCATCTCCTACGACAAGCGCAGCGAAGAAGCGCTGCTCTCAAGCGTCGGATTGGATGCCTCCATCACGGCAGTGAGCAAGGACGGCGTGATCAGCAAGTCAGGATCTGACGCCTACTACAACTACCTTATCTATATCATGTCGCTCACGCCCGAGGACGAAATTTGCGCCGAGCCGTTCAACCTCGCCCTGAAGCTCAACTTCCCCGCCCTCTACAGGCAAGGATACCGCATCGGCTTCTACCGCGAGGTACCCCAGCGACAGGAAGACATATCCCCCAAGGACAGACTAAACCAGCAACAGTCATGAATATACTGACAGAACTTTTCACCGACTTCTCCACTTTCAGCCGGTATGCACCGGGCGTGGAGACGAATATGGACTTGAACGACCTCCAGTCTTCGGGACTCACAGCCCGGAAGAGAGTAGAGACAGCCATCAGTCCGGCTGTATTTCGAGCCATCTCCAAGGAAGATGGAGACTCGTCTCTCCTGGAAGGTTTGCGTGCCGCCATAGCCAACATGACAATGGCCGTGCAACTTATCTTCGACAGCATAAACCGCCGCAAGAACGATGTGAATGTCTACAAATACGAACTCGAAGCCATGCGCCGCTCCTATATGGAGAACTACTGCAATGCTCTGGATACCATCGTGCAGTTGCTCATGGACGCGGAGATACGGGAAAACGACACCACCTCGCCGGCTGCGCTGTGGCGCAAGACCCGGTATTTTTCCATTCTGAATAGGTGCGAGATAAAGTCCATGCCCGACTTCGACATGATCTATCCTATCGACGACTCTTATCTGTTCTTTTTCCGCACCGTCCCCCTTCAGAAGGAAACGCTCGATGAGTTGCTCTCCGCCTACTTCGCCAAGCTCACCGAGGACAGTACGCCTCGCGTCCGCCCGATGCTCCTTCTTGCCCTCGCCAAGAAAACCATTGCCAAGTCGTTGCGTCGTTTCGACATCCTTGAGTTTCCGCCCACCATCCGCAACCTCTTTGACGAGAGCCACGCCAGCCGTTCGGGCAAGGACGACCACGACTCAGCCCTCTCCCTTGCCGACCGCCTTGACCGTGAGGCGGAAGAACTTCTTGCCAATGCCGACACGCTCCTCTCCACCGACACTGCTGCCGACATCAGCAGCTATTCCGCCTACAACCACCCGGACGACAAAATCATCATGCTCCCATGAAAGACATTGAACTTGTATATAAAGGAGAAATCTACCGCATACCCAACCGATGGGACGGGATGACCGCCCGCCAGTACATCCGCCTCGTGGCCGACCTCCTGCGCATGGCGGCAGGGGGACTGTCTGCCGGAGAGGTGCGCATCAACTATCTCTGCGACATCATGGGATGGGCCAAACGCAGGTTCCGGAGCGAGGAGCAGATAGCCAACCTCGTGGCCATCTCCGAACGGCTCACGTTCCTCTTTCAAATCGACTACCCTGACGACAACGAGGTTCTTGCCGGCCTCGACAACCGCACCTACGAACTTTGCCGGCGCACGGATCCGTTCCGTCTGCACCATCCGTTGGCCCGTGTGCTGCGCCGGCTCGACTATCGGTATGTCGTCGACCTCTGCTTCTGTGCCCAGCTTCTGCCTGTCATCACCGTCAATGGCAAGATTTACCAAGCCTACCGTATCGCCACCGATTTCGGAATGCTCACCTGCTCGCTCACAGCTCTCCAGTATATCGAAGCGCGCGAGCTCATCAGCCGTGGCGAAGAGGCACTTCCCCTCATGGCTGCCATCCTCTACTACCCGGACGGGGAATACAGTTCCGAGCGGGCACACGAACTTTCCAAGGAGTTTGCCTCCCTGCCTCCCCACATTTTGGCAGCCGTCTCCTTCAACTTTCAGGCGTTCAACAACTACCTCTTCAACAAGACCCACTTTTCTCTTCTCTCCAAGTTCAAGCCCGGCAAGCAGAGCCCTATCGCCCTCGATGCCTCCGATGCGCTTTACGGCCTTTCCAAGGATGGGCTTGGAGATACCCGACAGATAGAGCGGATGAACATGCTCACCTATCTCAAGGTGTTGCGCAAGAAAACCGTCGATGCCGTCAAGGATTTGCACGGCATAGGATGGGATAAAGTCAAAATCAGCAGTGAGGTGGGGCTTCCCATCGACATTATCGACAAAATCCTATGATAAAAGAACAATTTCTCTATTTCGCCCAATATCCAGACCGTGCGGGTGTCAAGTCCATGCTCACCAATGGCTCGAGCGACCACCCCGGCTATGCGGACCTGCTCACCGACCTCAGCCACCTTCCGGAAGAGGCCCGCGTCCCCGAAATCAAGAACTATGTCTACGGGCAGTCGTTCGACGAGCTTTCGCAGCGCGTCGACAAGCTCATTGGCTCGTTCCTTTTTGTGGACTACGGTGAGTTCGACATGCTTGGCGACGGCCCCGGCTCTTTCCGGTTCTCGCAACGCATGGCCATCACTGTGGCCAACAAGATGCCCAACCACGCCGATGCCGCCGAATATATGCTTGCCTCCGACACCACGCTCCGCCTGCTCTCCCGGGTTCATGCCTGGCTGCTTGCCGATGCGGAACTTGGACATATCGACTGGCTCTCCCGGGGCAATCTCGACAAAGCCGAAATAGTGCCGTTTGTCGCCACCGAGCTCCACTCCGTCGGTTGGACGCTCATGATGTCGTGTGAAGCCCCCGACAGTCTCGGCACCCACGGTCTCTACCGGTCCTTTGTCCGTCGGCTGCAATGACTTACCTTTGTATCATAAATTTCAGTCGGCAACAATGAAAAAGCTACCCATGATATCAATTGTCTCGATGCCACTCTCCATTGTGGCAGATTTTTCCCGATACCTCTATCAGGATTGGGAATTCGCCAAGTGGATAGGCATCGCCGTTATCCTCGACACCATCCTCGGCGTGGTCAAGCACCTGCTCCACAAGGATGCCTCCAGTGAATCCTTCTTCAGCAAGTTTGGAAAGAAAATCGCAGTCTACATCGTGCTGCTCATCCTCTCCAATGTCCTCACCAACTACACCGTGCAGGGCAGCATCGTCGGAACCACCCAGTGGATCGGCACTTATCTCTGCGTGTTCATGATGGTGCGTGAAGGGTTCTCCTGTGTGGAGAATATTCAGGCCATCTACCCCATATTTCCAACCTCATTCGTCCGCCGGCTGAAAGACTTCAACGATAAGGGCGAGTATATTAAGAAAGATTCGTAATGGCAACAGAACTTCAGCGTGATTTCGCACGCCGCGTCTATGCGGCAGCCATCCGGACCACCGACATCGCCCCCGAGTTTGTCACGGCACAGGCCATCCTCGAGACGGGCTGGGGTAAGTCGAAGGTGGGCAAGTACAACCTCTTCGGCATCACCAAGGGCAGCGGCTGGACGGGCAAGACCGTCCTCGTGCTCACCCATGAGTATTTCAGCACCCCCGACCGCACCTTCAACGCCCCCGAGCGTGTCGTGTCCGTCTGCAAGGTCAAGGGCAGGCAGCAGTGGTACTACACCGTCTACCGCCTCTTCAAGGATTTTGACTCTCTCGCCGACTGCCTTGCCGAGCACACTCGGCTCCTCCGGAAGCCAGGCTATGCCGACGCGTGGCCATATCGTAAAGAGGCCGAGGAGTTCGCACGCCGCATCTGCGACAACCGGGGCAGCAGGTATGCCACCTCACCCGAATATCTCCGAATGATGCTCAGTCTCATCAAGTCCGTCCGCCAAATCTGCAAGTAAGCCTATGTTCCCGAAAATCAATGCCAGTTGGAATGCCGTTACTGCCATTCTCATGCTCCTCTTCGCAGGGCTTGCTGTTCTTGCCTTCCGGGCCTACAGTGACATGAAAGCCGACCGCGACCGCCTGAAGGAGAACCAGAGCCTGCTCCTCCACAACGGCACGGTGGAGATTACCGAAACCAACACCGGCAACAGCCATGCGTCCACCCAGGCACTCACCCTCCGCCCGGACGAGTTCCGACAGAGTGGTGACACTTTGGTTAAGGCCGCCCGTCAGATAGGCATCAAGCCCTCCCGCATCTCGGGAGCTGCCACCGCTGCCACTTCCACCCGCACCGACATTGAGGCACCGCTGACGAGTGTACAGGCTGACGAGTTGACGAGTGAACCGGTTGACAGTCAGGCAACCCGTCCGCCCGTCCACCCGTCCACCCGTTGCTTTTCCTGGCACGACCCGTGGCTGTCCCTTTCAGGCTGTGTGTCCGACTCCCTTTTCCGTGGCACCGTCTCTTCCTCCGACACCCTTGACATTATCGTCCATCGCGTGCCCAAACGGTTTCTCTTTTTCCGTTTCGGCTGCCGCGAGGTACGCATGGACATCATCAGCCGTAATCCCCACACCCGGCTCACATACGCAAGATATTACAGGTTAGTCAAATAAATGTTTTCATAGGTTTTAGTTTTTAGCCATTAGATTGATTCAGGTTTCGTGAGCCGCCGCAACGTTTGCGACGGCTCTTTTCATATCATCTTTTAGCAGAAGATAAACAGTTCTAAACCGCTGATTATAAAGGCGATACTACTTGTGTGTCCGCACTAATAGTGTTACCTTAGCGGTACAATTAGAAAACAAAGATAATGCCAGCGAGTGCAATGAAAGTTTACTTTCTGATTGCCGAGTGCAGCTTATCTTATGCAAAGAACATTCAAAAAACGAAGATTATGAACGAGCAAATTCAAGGCATTCTCAACGAGAATGGAACAAAAACCTCCAAGATTCGGAAACTTCTTGCCCTCGGGCTGACACGCCGGCAGGTTGCCGACCTTGTGGCAAACGGAAACTACGGCTTTGTGCAGAATGTCTACAAGCGCATGATGCAGGGTGTTGCCGATACCGCAGCTCAAGCGGCGGCCGCTATCGCGCCGGCCCTCGACTACACCTTCAACCGCAATTTCGGGGTGGAGATCGAAGCCTGCAACTGCACGCGCGACCGTCTCGCACGCGAGCTTACCGCAGCAGGAATCAGCGTACAGGTGGAAGGCTACAACCACACCGACCACGCCGACCACTGGAAACTGGTAACGGACGCAAGCCTTAACGGCAATAACACTTTCGAGCTGGTAAGCCCCATCCTCCACGGCGAACAGGGGCTTGAGGAACTCGAAAAGGTGTGCTGGGTGCTCGACCTCTGCGAGGTCAGGGTTAACGACTCCTGCGGGCTCCATGTCCACATGGACGCTGCCGAGTTCGACCTTCCTACTTGGAAGAACCTTATCCTCACCTACAAACGCCTCGAGGGAGTCATCGACCGCTTCATGCCACGCAGCCGACGCAACAACCGGTATTGCAAGGGACTCACCGCCGTTACCGAGGCCACCATCAACCACGCCGCCACCATCGGCCAACTTCGGGCAGCATTTAACAACAACCGCTACCACAAGGTTAATCTCGAAGCCTACGCACGCCACCGCACGGTGGAGTTCCGCCAGCATGGCGGCTCGACCAACTTCACAAAAATGTCCGCTTGGATTCATTTTCTCGCAAAAATGATTATCTTTGCAAAGCAGGGAATGGTGCGAACAGGCACCACCCTTCAGGACATCCCTTTCCTCTCCGAAAGCGAGAAACTTTACTTCAGATTGAGAACCAAAAAATTAGCAGTATGATAAGAATAAAAATGAATTTAAAAGGAGACGCTCGGAAAGAAGAGAGCGTCTCCCCCGAGTGCTTTTTCGACCGAATTATGGAGATCTCCCAAAGGCGAAGTACGGAAATCCCTGAAGAACATCAACTACGCCCACCCTTCAAAATTTATAAAATCATGGGGGATGGGCATCTGGTGGTCGCCATCTCCCCGGCCGACTTTCTTCACCAACTCCACATGGGCAGCCGTTTCGACAGTGAGGGCACGGATATCGAGTATATGCACCGCTTTGCCCGCCGTCTTCAGCAACTTGAAGGCTACCTTGTCAGTACCGAAAGCCCCGAGGCCTTCCTTGCCGACCTCATCAACCACGGTTTCGTGTCTGTAGAAGTAGAATAAAAACACCACGCTCGTTCATTGCAGCCGTAGCAGTTCCCAAACTGTTACGGCTTTTTCAAATGTTAAAAACGCGCTTTACTATCAAAAAAGATAGTATAACTTTTGGTTACTATCCAAAAAAGTAGTATCTTTGCATTGTTCAAATAAAGATATAGTATGAAACAAAAGAAAGAAACAATCAAAATGGAGGTTACCCCCGAGGAACAAGACCTCATTGAAGCAATCAGAAACTATTGCAACAGTTATCCCAATGGCTATCCCGAGCTCCTTGAATTTGCACAGAACATCTTCGACAGAATGACGGACATGCCTAAAGAATGAAAACAAAAGGTTCTCCCTCCGGGGAGAACCATTTAAAATAAATATAAAAAGAAAAGAGCATGGAAGTAGCAATTAGAAAAGCAGACAAAATCACCGATATGAAGAACCGTATGCGTGATATTTACTTGAGCGTATCATGGCGTGAAATTTCCCGCACCTATTTTGAGAAGTCGGTACCTTGGTTCCAACACAAGATGTACGGCATCGACGGTAATGGCGGAGTGGGTGGCTTTACCCCTGAAGAAGCACAGCAGCTGAAGGGTGCGCTCGTAGATTTGAGCGACCGCATCCGTCGCGCAGCCGACAATATTCCAGCCCCGGCATCAACTATATCGCCGATTTGAACAAAAGTCGCCTGTGGGCTGCGGGCGCATCCATAGCCTCTCGTGTATGCGAGAGGCTTTTTCAACTAATACATTATTATATCATTACGTTAAAAAAGTTTCATCACGCAAAAATAATATCATAAACGTTTGCCACTTACGTTTATTATTTATATCTTTGCAGTATCAAGCGAGCATCGCTCTGTTTTCTTGCAGGGTTTAGGCCACTTCTGAGTGGCTTTTTCATTATAAAAATGAATATAACAAGGTTCGATAAGGAAACGCTCATTGAGATGGTGTCTTACATCCTCAATAAGACGCAAGGCACGGACATTTATCATGTCTTGAAGATTATCTATTTTGCCAATCAAAAACATCTTGTAAAATGGGGTGCACCTATGATTAGGGACGATTTCCGTGCCTATGAATACGGCCCCGTCTCTGACCATTTGTACAAAGCCATGCACGACAATCACAAATATGGCGATGACCTCCCCGAACTCTTCAAGCAAACAGCTTATTATGCCGGAGACGATGCACGCAGCAATATTCTTCCGAGCCGTAAGCCCGACATGGACTTTCTTTCCAAGGCTGCCGTTGAAGTTCTTGACCAGTCTATTGCGGAAAACGCAGGGCTGACTTTTCCGCAGCTTTTTAAGAAGTCACACGATAGCGCATGGCAAGAGGCATGGGAAAAAAAAGCAAAGAATGGCAACGACTTGATGTCCCCTACATCTATTGCCAAAGCGGCAGGTGCTGACGAAGCCATGCTTGAGTATATCAAGGAACAAATGGAGATTGATGCAGCACTGGCATGATGGACTTTTCTGAAGAACAGCTTAACACCCTCGCACTTGAGGTCTTCAATCCGGGAGAGATTTATCGGCTTAAACTGACAGAAAAAGAGGGCGTGAAGCCTAAAAATCAAGGAGACAATGGCCGGAATAAATATTTTGTTGTTCTCGGTACAACGGATGATGGCGAGTTGATTGGCTTCGTCCTCATCAATTCTGAAATCAATCAATACCTTCCTGAAGATGTCAAAGCATTGCATTATAAGATTGCTGCCAAGGATTATCCCTTCCTCGAGAAGGATAGCTATCTCTGTTGCTCAGAACTCAAGCATATCGAAAGCATACATTTCTTCAAACGTTTTCAAGACAAGGCTATCGCAGTACTCCGTGACGACCATCTTGAAATCATAAAAAACTTACTTGCACAGTCCCCGAGAGTGTCGGCTGCAGCCATGCGCACATTCGGTCTCCTGTAGTAACATTACTTCGGTCTTACTTTTTCATTCATTAACTAAAAACTAAAGTATATATGAAAAAAGGTTTTCTATTATTCTTAGCCTTACTTCCACTGATTCTCGTCAGTGCTTGTAGTAGTGATGAGACAGAGACTTCCATTACTAATATTGAACAAGTCAAGACCATTTACGGGACATGGGATGTTGTAAACAATTTCCGCTACGTCATTTCCGATACCGATAGAAAAGATTTTCCACAAGACGGATCTATTTGGAATTATATCAGAGTTCAATTCAACCCTGATGGAACTTATGTCTTTCAAAATGGTAGTTATATTGAGCATAGCGGGCGGTATATTTATGCTAACCGCCTTGTGTCCTGTCAACAAATAGGAACTAATGGAGAGAACTTTGGAAAAGAGTATTTCAAAATAGAAAAATGTGAAGTAGTTGATGGTAACGTACGATTAACTGCCGACTATTACAATGAGTCAGGCACATCAGCTTCGTTTGTTTTCCAAAAGAAATAATCCCAAAGTCAGATTCTCCGGTCTGCCTTTTTCTTGTCCACGCAAAAATATTTGCGCTTTCGCTTGGCAGTTTCAAAAATAGTTCCTATCTTTGTAACCGCTAAACGTCGAGAAGCAATTCTCAAAACAAGGGCGAGATGAATGTCAAGCCCCGAACTTATTAAATTCGATGGGCTTATTTTTATGCCCATGTTGCAGCCTCGCTGCAATGAAGATATGGCGGATGCCTTCCATGTGATTTAGCCCTTGTGGAGAAATCTCGATGTTTAGCGACAGGAAGAGCGTCCGCTTTTTCTGTATCCGCACCCGGCGGATCCGGGCAATGCTAAACATCGAGTGCAATATGCAACAAGTAATCAATTTCGAGCCTTCTGCTCAAGTGCAGCAGCCTATCGACGTACGTGCTACGATACAGCGCAGAATCAAGTCTCTCAACCTTTGGCTCGACACCAAAAGCGAGCTCTACAGCCGTATCGCCGAGTTCTCCGTAACCCGTCGTTTGGTAATCCGTATCAATCTCGTATCTTTGTGCCTGATAGTCGCCGCCGTTGCCGTAGAGCAGCAGCCCCTTACCTCTGCTGTCTCCGCGCTCTGCGCAGCCTATTTGGTTTATCGTGTCAATCAGTCGGAAAAGAAAGGAGGCAAGGCATGAAACGACCGGTAGACCAAGCTCTCAACTTCGTCAGTCAAGACACCATTGCGGCTCTCAACGAGATGGTGGGCGATGGCTTCTTCCTCGAGTGCCTTGGCACCTTGGAGAATATCGAGAACCGCATATTCTCCGACGACGGCGGCACTTTCGTTGGCCCCGACGGTCAGCCTCGTCCCGGCACGTTCGACATGCTGCGCACGCTCCGTGCCCTCAAGGACAATTTGCGAACCCTCAACGCCCTCTGCCCTGAAAGCCCTTCAGAAGTCAGCGGTGCGGATTATTAACCCGTCAACACATACAGTTATGGAACAGAATGGCAAACAATCTCCCTTCTCCTCAGAAGAGAAAGGAGAAGCCCCCATCACCGACATCAGTATCTATGTGGCTGCCCTGCAAGTGACCTACCGCCCGGCTTCCGCTCCGGCCGAAGCCACCCACTTCTTTTCCACCGAAGAAGTGGTGCAGGCCATCAAGGAGATAGACCCGTCGGCCAAGGTCGCCACCAACCAAGTCTTTGAAGCGCTCCATCAGGCAGGCTTCGACTTTTGCAACCGTCCCGGCTCGCAGGGGCTGTCGTTCAAATGGATGTTCCGTGAACGATAATTTTCTTTTTTGTCAAAGCATCCATTCGTTTGGATGTTTGTTTGTCAGGGCACTTCGTCGGGAGACGAGGTGTCCTTTACAAACAGAATAGAAGTATATAATTTTGCCATTGACAAACAAACAAGGAAATGAATGAAAAGATTTATCATGCACGCCTCGCTTTTCAGCGGTATTGGCGCACCCGAGCTCGCAGCCTTTTGGTTGGGGTGGCAAAATGTCTTTCACTGCGAGATCAGCGAGTTTTGCAACACCATTCTCAATTATTGGTATCCTAATTCAATCGGTTATGAAAACATCAAGCAGGCAGACTTCTCCAAATGGCAAGGAAAAATCGATGTACTCACAGGCGGTTTTCCATGCCAGCCGTTCAGTTCAGCAGGACAGCGACTTGGAGCGAATGATGACCGTTACCTCTGGCCGGAGATGCTACGAGCAATCAGGCAGATACAGCCCTCTTTCGTCATTGGTGAAAATGTTGCTGGCATCCTCTCGATGGTACAGCCCGGCGAGGCGGTTAAGGTGGGATGCACAACCTCTCTATTCGGTGAGGACGACGACATATACCGAAAAGAGCAACAGTTCGTTGTCGAAACCGTCTGTACAGACCTTGAGCGTGAAGGATACACCGTCCAACCGTTTGTTATTCCGGCTTGTTCCGTCGGTGCGCCACACCAACGGGACAGAGTGTGGTTCATCGCCCGAAGGAATGTTCCCACACCTCTTGATGACACCATGCACGATGGAGTTCTGCGAGGATCCTGCATCGATGAGGGCGAGAGCGAAGCGCAACGGCTACAGGAACGGGACGAGATACAACAGCCTTCTGAGTCAGATAGTCTACTCGGACATGCTGCCCACTCCTGTAACGCAGGGGCTGAAAGTATGCGAGAACGGCAAGCAGAAGTTCTGCCCGCAGGAACTGCTACCGACTCCACTGGCTGTGGAGATACAGCACAGCAAGAGAGTGCAGGAGCTCCGCGCGAAGGGGGGACGGACGATGGGAAGCCGGAAGAACGGAGAACAACGCCCGAACGGCCTGCTGGACTACCTCTGTTTCCACGGAATCCTGCCGACCCCGAATGCAGCCGAGGCAACGCACTGGTCGACAAGTTACAACCCGAGCAGCCAGATGGGGTCAGGGCTGACCGCAATGGCACTCAATGGAATGTTGCCGACTCCCTGTGCTCAGAACCTCAAGGAGCGAGGCGAGAAGTCCAAGCAGAAAGACTTGCCGGAAATGTTCAGCAAGGCGGACTGGCTGCTTACTCCGGTGGCGAGCGACGGCAAGAGGTCTATGATGACGATGAGCAATCTGAAAGCACACAAGAAGCCGAAAGCGGAACAGAGCAACTTGGCGGAGCAGATTGCCCACAAGGTTGGTGGCGGAACTTCCCAACTGTCACCCCTATTTGTGGAGGAAATGATGGGCTACCCTTTGATGTATCTCGTCTTGCCATTCCTTTCACCCGATGGCGACAGGAATCCATAAAAGCTCTCGGCAATTCCATGGTGCCACAAGTCGTACTTGAACTGTTCCGGGCCATAGAAACTGAAATACTCGAGGAATGACTTGCAATTTTCAACTATAAGCATTATATTTGCATTGGAATTAATATTAGGATTATGGTACTTTTAGAAGCAATTTTTCTTTTGATAACGCTTGCCTTGATGCCGTTTTTCACACATGGCGAGCCGTGGTCTGTAAAGTTGTTCTATATTGGGTTATGTGGCTTTCTCACACCTATAATAGGCATTCCATTATACAGGCATCTCGTTAAATAGGATATTCTCTGTCCTTTCTCCTATAACTGTCTGTTACTATATTTGCAGCATAAAAAGCAAGTATGGTAACAGACAGTCTCATTCGTAAGAAGTTCGTCCATGATGCCCTTCAAAAAGGCATCTCAAAAATCTATGCCACGCAGGAATCCGTAGTCCGTAGCAATTACCAACTACGGACTGGACGGTTGCAGACCTCCCTATCCAAGCATTCTTTCAACAGCCAGATTACCGGCGAATCGCAAACCATCTTTGTCAAGATACTCCCGTATCTCCGCTTTTTGGATATGGCTTACCGACAGCGGAATGACAGGGTCGCCAAATTCAAACGCCGTAACCTCGCACTCTACAACCGTGTTGTCTGGGGTGTCCTCTATCATGAGACATTCCCCCAACTCCGTTACGGGTTTACCGATGAAGTCAGGCAAGCCATCCATAACCAACTTGAAAAAGCAGTTAATCCATAATAGTTATGTCAAGCAAACATCTCTCACAAGACGAAATAGAGTATGTTGTCGATGTCAAGACGGCAAAAGCACAACAGGCAATCCACAAGCTGGAGACACAGTCGGCTTCTCTCCGAAATGAGAACAAGCAGCGTCTTCAGCAGATGATAAAACTGGAGGCTTCAGGCAAAAAAGAAACAGAGCAATATAAAAAACTTGCAGCCAGTTACAAGGTTACGGGCAAGCAGATAAAGGAACTTACTTCCCAAATCCAGGAGCAGACAAAGTCACTTGACACCAATGCGATGACCATGTCGCAACTTAGGAAACAGTCAAAGTCCTTACAAAAGGAACTTGACAATGTGTCACAAGCACTCAATCCCAAGCAATATGCCGACCTTGAAAGTCGCCTTCAGACAGTCAATGCACGGATGGCAGAATTGAAGCAGAATGCCAAGAACTTCAAGGAACTTGCCAGCTCGGACGAATACAACAACTTCTTTTTCGGACAGCTTGCCGTAAAGGGTATAGAGACAGCTATCGGATGGTTTAAGTCGCTTACCGGAACGTTGTCCGATACCATCTCCAAGAGCGTAGAGTTGGCCGAGTCAGCCGACGGCATCACCCATGCTTTCAAGCGACTTGACCGGCCGGAACTTCTTGACGAGCTTCGAAAAGCCACCAAGGGCACGGTGTCCGACATCGAGCTCATGAAGGCTGCCGTAAAGGCCAAAGACTTCCGCATACCACTGGAAGACCTCGGAAAGTACCTTTCCTTCGCCCAGCTCAAAGCACAGCAGACCGGGCAGTCGCTCGACTATATGGTAGACTCCATAGTCACCGGTCTTGGCCGTAAATCCCCACAGATACTCGACAACCTCGGTCTCTCTGCCGCCGAGATAGGAGAGAAGACCAAAGAGACGGGCGACTTTATGAAAGGTGTGGCCAACATTGTCGAAGGGCAGTTGGCCGCAGCCGGCGAGACCTACATTTCTGCCGCCGACCGTGCCACCCGCCGCACGGTGGCATTGGAGAACGCACAACGCGACCTGGGTGAAGCACTGCTACCCTTGCAGGAGGAGTTTGCCGATGTCTACGGGCAGATCCAAATAACTGTCATCAATGCCATCAAGTATCTTGTGCAACACCGTGACACGCTCTTTGCTCTGGGTAAAGCCGTAGCACTCCTCACCGCTACCTATGCGGCCTACGTGGTAGGGCAGAAAGCGGCTTGGGCATGGGGCATGCGCATGGTGGTCATCAGCAAACTCAAAGCAGCCCGTCTGGCGGTAGAGAATACCTTGCTTGAACTGTCCGTTCTCCGGCACGCCGTACTCAACAAGACCATGACACGCTCCATTGCACTGCAGAAGGCTTTCAACATCGTGCTCAAGTTGTCTCCATGGGGACTGGTGTTCGGCGGCATCACGCTCGTTGTCGGTGCGTTGCTTATGTTTAACAAGCGTACCGACGCTGCCACTGTAGCACAGAAAAAGCTCAACGACATACAGTCTGAAGCTGGTCGCAAGGTAGAGGAAGAACGCATTAAGATAGAGATGCTCACTAAGCGTATCCATGACAATTCGCTTTCTCTTGCTGAGCGTAAGGACGCTATTGCTGCCCTTCAGAAGATTGTCCCTGATTACACCGCTAAACTCTCTCGTGAGGGAAAGGTTTACGATGAAAATACACAAGCCTTGACACGTTATCTCAACGCCCTCAAGGAAAAGGCTTTATTGGAGGGAGCGCAGTCTGCTATCAAAGACTTGGGTAAGCAAAAGGCTGAATTGATTATCAAATACCGACAGCAACAGCAAGAACTGGCTAATTTCAAGAAAGAGCAATCTGAATTTACGAAAAACAATGCTGGGCGTCCACAGACTTCTGGTGGTGCTGTCGCTCCTGGCTATGTTAATGCTGCTATGGGCTATTCTGGAAATGTATCAGCGATGTCCCGTCAATTACAGGAAACTGCGGACAAAATAAAAGTCATAGACACTTCCCTTGATGCCATTGGAAAGGAGTTTGGTAAAAAGCTATTTACAGATAATGGAAATGGTCAGGGCAGCGACAGTTCCAAAGCCAATGTTGGCACGGTTGGAGCTGCTCTCGATGCCATTGATAAGAAAATAGATGCGTTGAAAGCAAAGAGACTGACCATTAAGGTGGGCGACATGGCATCTTTGAAAAAGATAGACACCCAGATAGCGGCATTGGAAAAGCGCAAGGCCGGTCTTGAGAATACCCACTCCTCTACTGGCAAAAAGACATCACAGACCGACAAGGTGGGCCGGCAGGACAAAGCTTTTTTCGGCAATGCAAGAAAGCAGGAACTCGATGCGGAGCAGGCCTCCTACAATGACAGTCTGAATTTACTCAAGCAGGAACTTGCCACTCGCAAGAAGACCAGAGAAGAATATGACGGGGCTGTCGTGTCACTTGAGACGGCCCATGCCGCCAAAGTATTGACCATAGAGGAAAGCTACACCCGCAAGGCCAAGGCATTGCGGATAAAAGACGGCAATGAGCGGCAGCGTGTCATCCTCACACAAGAGGCCAATGAGCAACAAGCCAGACAGGCCTTTTGGGAAAAGTCACTGACAGCCCGACAGCAATACTATGATGCGCTCAGCCAAATGCAGGAGGCAGGCATGAGCGACCGGGACAAACAGGAGCTTGACCACAAGCTGCAGCTCTCTTCCTTGGAGGCTTTCTACAAATCCGCCCTCGAGATAGCCCGGAAAAACGGCGAGGACGAAGTGGCATTGACAGAGGCATACGAGGCTGCGAAAGCAAAAATCATAAGCAAGCACACAGAGCAGGCGGAGTCTGACCGTCTGCAATTTCGCCGGCAGTATGGATTGGCCACGCAGCAGGAACTGTTCGATGCCGAGCTTGAACAGCTCAAGAAAAGCCTTGATGAAAAAGGAGCCACGCAGCAGGAGAAGGAACAGGCTGTGGCCAACCTCACGAAAGAGTTTGAGGAGCGTAAGTTCCAAATCCGCCAACAGTACGGGCTGGCCACACAGCAGGAACTCTACAATGCCGAGCTCGAGCAGCTCAAGCAGCATCTCCAGAACAAGATGATGACGGAGGAGGAATATGAGGAAGCCGTCAAGCAGATGAAGTTCGATCGTTGGAAAGAGTCGTTTGATTATTATAGCAATCTCTTCGGAAATGCACTTAAGTCCCTTCAGGATGCAGAAGTGGCCAATGTCAATGCCAAGTATGATGCCGAGATAGAGGCTGCCAAGAATGCAGGCAAGGACACCACAGAGCTGGAGAAGAAAAAGGCAAACGAGACATTGAAAATACAGAAAAAGTATGCTGATGTTGATTTTGCCATGACTGCTTCTAAAATCATTGCAGACACGGCCGGAGCCATCATGGGGGCATGGCATACATTCAAGGGAAATCCTGTGGCAGCAGGAATTGTAACAGCACTCATCTCGGCTACGAGTCTGGCCCAACTTGCTGCGGCAAACTCCGAACGACAAAAAGTGAAGAAACTCACGCTTAGTGGCGGTTCCGGCAGCTCTTCTGCTTCCGGCACCCGTGTGACCACCGGCCTTGAGTCAGGTGGCAGCATCGATGTTGAGCGGGAGCAGGACGGCCGTCTATTCCATGCTGCCTATGAGCCTTCCAAGCGTGGCTATGTGAACAAGCCGACGGTCATTGTGGGCGAAGGCCCGGCCGGGCGAAGCAAGGAATGGGTGGCCTCCAATGCCGCCGTGGAGAATCCCACCGTCTCGCCACTCATCGACATCATCGACCACGCCCAGCGTGCCGGCACCATCCGCACTCTCGAC